ATAAGACCCTGTTCTTTCACCAACAAATGACCATTTGAGGCGGTAGGAGCCGAGCCGTCAAAAGTGGCTCTAACATTGTAGTCTTGAATGTCCAAAACAACGTAGTCGGTGTCAGTATGAAGTTCAGCAAACTGTACTCCTCCTACTGTTGCATTTACGGTAAGGGCTTGATCGTTTGCATTCGGGTTTGGATTCCCGATATATAGATTGGATGTGCGTGAGTTCATTTATCGTGCTTGTTGAGATACATAAGTTTTAAAGCGTTTGCCTACAGTGTTGTTATTGGCTACTTGCTGTGGGTTGTCCATTTCCTCGCCTAGATAGTTTTCGGCTATTTGGTCTTCCAGAACAGCCTTTTGGTGCTGTCCATCTAGTCGAAGAAAGTCGGCGTATGTAGCATGGGCCATGAAATAGAAAAATTCCTGTGGCACTTCAGTGGTGCCAGCTCCCGCTACGTCCAATGTGGTAAGCTGATCCAACCTCTTCTTGTAGGTGACAAACACCTCGGATGCGTCTGCCGTAGTGAGGTTGAGGATGTGAGCGCCATCGCTTTGAATGTAAAATTCGTACTCGATTGCCGAGTTGCGAACAAATGGATCAGTGCGGTGTATGCGTAAAAATTCACCAATAGGCGTGTATCCAGAAACTTCCTCAAAGTTGACAATCGAGGAAGACACTGGACGAGATTCCCCGGTAACTAAATATCTTGCCCAATATGGAGTGCGGTTGTACGCTTCGTACATTCTCCGGTTTGCCAAAGCTAATAGATGCCCTTGTTCCGCAAGAGTGAAATCTGATGTACCCGCCAGGGCGGATATCAAGTCATACAAGTCTTTATTGGCTTTAAGCTGCATTAGGCGTTATTGGGAGACAGGTCTTTGTGCTTCTTGTTGTAATACTGCAAAAATTCTTTTGAATGCACGGTATCGTGTCCGTACTTCTTCGTAAGCCTGAAAAAATCCCGGTGAGGTATCACCGCTACTGGTTTGCCCAATACCGGGTGGGTGGATCCCTTTAGCTCTTGAGCTTCCTTCCTGGCTATATTGGTTCTGGCTTCTTCAAGGCGTTTCTCGCGTTCGAAACCAGTGCGTATTTCACGCATAAAAGCCCGGTTTATTTCGCCGTCGCTGTACCTTGGAAGGGAGGTGATAATGTTCATAAGCAAAAGGGGAGGCCAGAACTGGCCTGACCTCCCCCGTTATACTAAATGCTTAAGTAAAAATCAACCAAATTAGCTGTTGATTACCTTGCCGTGCGCACCAGGATGGTGTACTGCGAGAGTGAGCGCGCAGTCAACATATCCACGCTCGCCGCCACCCAAGTTGGGTAGTACAGTGCTTCCAACCGGAATAAGCTCAGCTAAGCTAGCATATTCTGGGCTTAGGAAGTATCCACGATTTTTGTTCGTGGTATCAGGCGAGCAGTCCGGGTTCATATTAACGATGGAGACAATACCATGGTCAGACTGGTAAAGCTCAACAGAGAGCTTAATCTGAGCGGATTCGCCATTGTAATTAACATTGCGGATAGAGGTGTCAGCTCCAGAACCATCTGGGTCCAGGCGGGCGAAGTCGCTGATGATGCGGCGAAGGGCCGTATCGGCAACAAGCGTCAAGCTGTTCATGGCTCCACTCACACGGAAGATGGAGGTGATGATGTTGTTCATCGCCGTTTCCGTGAAAGCTCCGTCTACGCCAGCATTGATGTCGTGAATGCTTGCGTCAGGGGTGCGGTAGGTGGCAGGAACCGGGTTGGTAGCTTGGGCAGTGTCTTGGATCCACTTGCCTAGACCACGCAACTTGTATGGGTTCGATCCGCTCCCGTCTTCCACATCTTGCTCGTTGTCGGACATGATGGTGGCTTCGATGTCGCGTTTCAATTCGCGAAGAGCCTTGGACTCAGCTTGAGCAAACTTAGCGGGACCAACGGAATCAACAGCTTCCTGAATGTCCGAAACCTGGTAAGCTCGGCGGAACTTCTGGATGTAGTTTCCGAGGCGAACGCGATCCGTGAACTCGTCGGAATAGGTGCTGACATCTACACCTTCAGAGATACCTGCGGTGCTGACGGCTGCTAGTTTGTCTACGGTCCATTCGTGCTGGACAGCAGATGCTCTGGTTTTTGCCAGTGAACTAAGGACTGGAGTTTCCTCGGGAGCCAAAATAGTGAGAGTATCGCTAAGGTCTTCCCTATTGGAAACATTTGCCGAAGGGCTGGCGTCGTATGTATTTGATAGTGCCATTATATATTAGGGTGTTTAAGGTGTGGCGAGACGACGCGACCATCGCGCCTCTCTGAGTTTTTGGAAGTCGTCTTTGTTTCCAGACTCCTTAAACCGTTTCGTTAGATCTTTCAGTGCCTTGGACGAGTTGTCCTCGGTTTTATCGGACTTGGCCAATGCCGGCGACGGACTCTTTGGTGGAGTGGGCTTGAATGCCTCCCCGGCATTAGTTTGTTTTGGGGCCTTGGAAGACCCTCCAAACATGCTATTTACCGAATGGGCCAATAGGTATGGCAGTTGCCAGCTTAAGTCAGGATTTTGCTCATATGCCTTCTGGAGTGCTGGTTGGCTGGCAAGCTGAACAAACTGCTTAGTCTGCTCGCTTTCCTTGTCGCCTAGCCACTTGAACTCCTTCATGGCTCTCTTGCCATATTCCTGACGTAGCTTGGTTGCATCCTCCACTTTCTTCACCTTCCGAAACTGGTCCGGTAGGTATTTATCCCGAGATTTCCTGGCTTGTTTCAGCGCTTCACGGACCTGGGCTTTCGTCATGGCCTGCCCATTTGACTCAGTGACCTCCTCATCGGGGCCATAGTCAGCAGACTCGAATAAGACATCCTCCGCCCATTCAATCACATCATTGATTTCCCTGGCTTTGTTTTGGATGTCCTGGACGCTTTTCAGGTCGTCGTAGGGGTTGTTCTCGATTTCGGAAGTGGAAGAAAGCACCTGCTCTTGCTGGGCCTTCATGCTATCCTCAAGCTCTCTCGCCCTCTCTTCCGCAGCCTTGGCCCTTGCGGTAAGTTGACCAAAACGATCAACCGCCCGGCTGGACAATGCCTCGGAGAGCTGTTTGAGTTCCGCCTCAGACAAATTGTCTAAGTCGATATTTGAAAGAACATTTGATTGATCGACCTCTTCTTCTTGATATGGAGACTCTGTCTCAACATCTTCAGAAATGGATTCTTCGATCTCCGGTTCAGGTGTGGGAGGGGCAATAGCCTCTTCCATTTGCCTGGCGCGTCTAAGTTGGTACTCAGATGCGGATATATTACTGTTTACCGCTGTGTTTTCAGAGGCATCAGCGATCGCCTCGACTACTTCACTCATGTGTTTTGATGTTTCCGCTTATTACGCCTAGCGATGGCGAGAGCGTGATTATATCACGCGAAACACTCTATTCCACATAAGCATGCCATTTTTTCAACAGATCTTCGTAGTTGGCATCCTGTAGGATGTCATCGTATGCCGATATCTCCCCGGATATCTGCATCACCTGCTCTGGAGATGATCCCCTAAGACGGGCAATAGCATCCTCCCGGCGTTGCTTGATGACGTTAATGAAGCGAGCAAAATGCTCATGCTTCGAGAGAAAAGCTATATCATTCTCCAGACTCGCCACCATATGTCTCCACTAGTTGTTTGTGGTATTTCTTGGAAAGGTTTACACGCCTATCGCGGTGCGGCTTACCTGGGCGAAGAAATATTTTCATAAACTGATCGCTGACAAATTCTGGATCCTCAGATTCAAATGCCTCTCTTAATTTCTTGGCATTGCCTGCACCCAATATGTTTTTCTTTTTCCCGTATATGTTTTCGTAAACATACCTCACCTGGGAATCGGTGTTATCCGGCAGACCTTCCTCTTCCAGGTATTCCCTGTAATAAGGTTTGTGAAAATCAAATTGGAAAACACCATATCCTCCGCCACCACCATATTGCTTTTGGTCGTATGCAAAACTGTTTCCAGTCTCTACGCCCGAGTTGCCATACATGGCTGCTTCTATTGCAGGATTTTTTCCAAAATATTTTCTAACCGATTTAGCCAGCCTGTTTAAGTTTAGAAAGCGTTCCCGGTCTTTTCCGTATTGAGATGTACTTTTATTATCTGGCATATCAACAAATAGTATAGAAGCAAATAACAAAGCTATCACTGTCGCATTCCTTGGGTTTGTACCTGTCCCATTTGGGCTGGAGCTGTACCAATACGGCCTATTTGGGCGTTTTGAGCTTGCTGCATAGCGAACTGATACTGGCCAGCATATTTCTGAATGCGAGCCGCAAACGCTTCATCTTGCTGTAAGCGCTGCTGAACATCTGGCTGCTGCGTATATTGCTGAATGATTTGAAGAGCCACTTGAGAGCCGTTCGGGCGAGCTGGTACTTCAATGCCTGCATATATTTTTGATAGATCATCGGTAATATCTTTCAACATTTGGTCCTGTGCCGCCTCGACTGGCCTCATTACCCCATCGGCCAATACTGGATCGATGGAAGAAGCTATCACGGACAGAAGCTTATCCATGTCTATGCGGCCATTTCGGTCCATCTGGACCAGAGAAAGCAGTTGGTTGAGTTTGGCTTCCTGTTTCTCCCCATCGGCATTGAGGACGTCGAAGCTAATAGTGACGTCGAAGTTTTCGTCGGGGTTGCCTTTGCTGAACATTTGGGGATCGGGTACCCCAGTAACATTGAAGAAAATGCGATCGGGTCCAAACCTCTGGAAGTTGCGGTAGCATAATGCTATCACTTCTGCCATATGCTGCAAAAATTTGTCTACCAAGAATTGGCGACGGATGCCCGATAGCGGGTTGTCATCCAGCCCAACCATGCGATCGGCTTGGGCCTGAAGGCTATTCTCCATCTCAACGGATCCGGGATTGAATCCAGGTCCCTGCATAAACCTGATTTCTCCAGCCCTCACTTCCGGGATAAATCGCCCTGGACCTATCTCCTCGGGCTTGCGTCCCTTCGGGTGAGTGACGGCTGGAAGGGTGGATAGGCTATTGCTGTCAATGCGACTATCGCGTTCCACCTTCACCTGGTTCTGTATCCCACGCAATAGGCCAGGGACCGTGGTAGCATCGTATAGACGTTTATTGTCTTCGCTAAATCGGGTAACGACCACGGGATAGTCCTCATATCCGTTTAGCAATTCAAATTTGGCATAACCAGGGATATCTAGCCCTTTGTCGCCTGAAAATGATTCGTGGAACACGGTCTCGTAGATCCCCTCAGACCCGTCGGCCTCGTCGATCAGTCTCTGGTATCCATGTATTATTTCTACTAGTTCCTCGGCCTCGTAAGCATCGTCAGTAAGTGATATGCTACGCCTTCCCTCCTGTTCCCTCTCCAAGGAGTTTATGTTCACTCCAGAGTATTTAGAGATAACGTGTTCCACGAAATTGGGATCCCAGCCATCTGTCTGCACCTTATTCTCCAGCTCTTGGGCTGTGTAGTAGGTACGCCAGAAACAGTATGGCGAGCGTTGCGGGTCTGTGACATACGCCGGGAAAATGAAGTCGCCATCGGGACCAAGGGTTTTAACCTCCGGGGCATTGACCTGACGCCTGACAGTAGGCACTTCAGCCATTCCAAACTTCCGCAAATCCTTCAGGGCTTTCCGGGCATTCTCCTTTGTCACCTTGATGACGGCCTGCATTTGGACAACCACCTCATCGTCTTGGGTGCCGTCCAATATCATTTGGGCCAGGTTGGGATCGGCAGCGGCGATCCGCTGCATGTCAAATTTCTGCTTGAAGGTGCGGTCTTCCATCAACCACCCGCAGTAGGTAATCATAATACCCCGCTCTAGGAAGTAGTTGGCCGCCAGCTCCGCTTCACGCTTGAAGCGAGGAATGTATCCCGAAGTGGTCATCCACTTAAGGAAATTGCTTACCACCTTCGCCCTCGGCACATCCGCCACCTCCACAGGGAAAGCCTGGATGTTCGCCCGGTTCAGGGCGGACATGAACAAGGAGACTAGCCGGGTAACACGCTCATCGATGACATGGCTCTCTAGATCGGAAGCCCCCTCCCATGGAAAGGCATCTGCTCCATGCTTACGCAAATCTCGGCTCTTGCCCGGCCACCAGTTGCGTCTATCATCGTAGGAAGTGCGGCATACCTCGTAGTATGCGGAAAGCTCATTGGTAGTAGTTTGGTACGCCTGCCGCAATACGTCTACGTCTGGCTCCTTACCCAGATATGTGATAGCCTTGGAGTAGTCGTTTTCCATGTTAAATGTTTCTAGCTTTCTTCGATACGCGATCCAGCGTGACCTTAGTGTAGTTTTTGTTGACGCCTATTCTATCACAGAAATCATCATTATCCATAACATGATGCCAGTTTCCTGTGGCAAACACCTTCAAGACCTCCCACCCAAGGAGTCGGTCAATTTGTTCACACTGCCAGCGGCGGCTCGAAACCAAGTCATCAAGCTGCCGCTCTTCGGTATCTGTAAGACGTGCCGCTGACATCCTGTATAGCCTCAATTAGTATTTGCTTCCCGACTAGTTTTTTGGCCAATTTCTTGGGAACCAATACAGGAACCTTCATTTCAGCTTCACGAATGTAAGCATATACATACTTCTTGTTCGGAGCCACCTTAATCACCTGACCCCTATAGTGGGCAGGAGTGGCTTCAGGGACATCAATGGCCTCTGCCAATATCTCCTGTCCCTCTTCACTGATCCAGGTGTTTTTCCCCACACCCTTCATCATATCATCGGATAGCTTTTCCTTGGCCAAGGCCAATAATTCATCCCATTCATAGTGGCCTTGCCGGGCCAATTCGCTTAGTCTTATCTTCATTCAATATCCTCCCGTAGCCCGGCGAGTTACTGCCAAATCGCGAGCTGTTACATGGACTGGGCCTTCCCCAGCATTCGCCATTCGCAAATAGCGTATGGCATCGAAGAAGTCCTTCAAGGGTTCGTCCATTTTCCCCTTTGAGTTGTAGTTGATGAGGCTGTCGATCAGGTTGCGGCAGCTCTCGTGAATGTAGCACCTGGGCCGATTGGCAGCATCAATCGGCTCATTCGGGTTGTAATTGAACCACTCATCCAATGCGGATAAGCCCACCTCCTCCATCCTGCCATCGGATGGAACGAATATAAACCCATGCTCCTCGAAGGACATGAAGAGGTCCTCATTGTTCTCGTTCTCCTTAGCGAAAAACCTGGAGTCGCCGATTCGCTCGAACACTTCCACCCCCAGCTCATCCTCCACTTCGGCAAACAACTCGCAATATCCCTGAACACTCAACCCTATCTTCTTTGAGGCAGGACCATACCTCCATTTGGGATCCCCGAAATCTGCCCATTCCCCATATGTTTCCCAATCGGGCCATTCCCGGCAGATGTACACATTGTCACGCTCATCCACAGCAGCCCATATCGAGACGTAGTTTCTGGCACCCGCAGGGTCCACCACCTGATAGATGGTATATCTCGCCTTATTGGACACGTCGGGAAATTTCATCCCATACTTGTTCTCCTTCTTGTCGCTCAACACATTCACCTCGGTATTGAAGAGAGGAAGGAGGGAAGTCATGCTCTTCACCGGAACACCATAAGCGCGGACAAGTATTTCCTCATCTGGCCTACCTCTCAGATCTTTCGCTATTCGCTCATACCCCCCGAATGGGTTTTCGTCTGAATGCAGATAGACCACAGATGCATCCCTAGATGGGCTGTATTGCCGCACAGGGACATCCCGACCATTAAGCAATGCCGCACCCCTAGTTTCAAGAGTTTCGACGTTCTTGAGGTAGTCTGATATGAATGGAGTGTAGCCATCTATGGGGGTAAACCCTACACCCATAACAGCATCTCGGGTGGCTAAACGAAACCTAAGCGTGTTGACTAGCGTAGCGTCACCCAAATACTCATCCAACCAGGCTCCGATATTGATGCCCTTTGGATCCGGGAATCCATATTCGAACCCTTCAAGGATGGTTTGGTTGTTGCTAAATTGGGTGTATGTCTTGAAATCAACCCTAGTTCGGGTGTCTGGAAAGATGAAGCTCTTGCCAGTGAAACCATTTTGCATGGAGAAGTTGATGTAGCCATCTATGCTCTTCGTCTTCTTCTTCATCTCCCTGGGCATCATATCCCATATAGCAGCTTGCTGCACCTTGATGGAGGTGTCCTCATTCTGGCTAAAGCACACCACATGGCCATCATTACTCTCAGTCACAGCCTCCATCACTATCTTCGCGAAACCAGTGGTCTTGCCAGACCTGTTTCCCCCGAGAGCCAAACATTCATTGTAGCTTTGCAATCCCTCGCGGATGCGTTCCCAACCCGGCAGATCAAACCCATAACGGATGGGATCGCTAACACTAGCCTCTATACGCCCCTCATGGGCCTTGTGAAGCTGCTTAAGGAGCGGGAGGTTGTGATCGTATAGCCAAACTATCTCCTCCGCTGTTGGGACCTCAAGGAAGGGATGTTCCGTAAAGCTAATCATCTATCCAATCGATGTTCCTAAGCTCTTGTTGAGACTTCTTCGCAACAAGGGCCAATAGGACCGCCAGGTTTTCCTGGAAATGCTCCTTGTCCATCCTGTTGAAGATGTCATACTCAAACCCATTATCCGTTATGGAAGCAACCATAACCGTCTCCCAATCGGGGACTATGGTGTCCAAGGACCTCTGGACGAGTTGAATGTTTTTGTTCATGTTACTCAATGAGAAACCATATATTCTTTCCCACCGATCGAGACGCATACTTTATCCCATGCCCAATAGGGTCATCTTTAAAAGGCTTTGTTTCAATGGTTCTTTCTTCAGGAATCTTCCTTGCCCACATCCCAGTCGATCGCTCTTCGTATTCCCAACCATCTTCTGTCGGACCAGGGCATGGGCTGTCGCAGTAATTAAGTCCACAAATGGTGCAATAGTCGGTTAGTTCATTAGTGTCCGAGTCCCGCTCGCAAACATCCACCGCAAAGCAAACTTTCATCCAGTCCGTTTTTTCAATGGTGGAGGAAGTGGGAATTGCACCCACGTCCGAAAACGTCTCCGCTTTCGTCGAGTCTATGTTTCCCCCAAAAATGCGTTCCCAGCCACGATTGTACGCGTTTCGATCTGTGGTTCTGTTTCTATCGCCTTTACCGTTCATTCTTTACTAAGTCCGTTCGTATATCATTGCTGCATGAAGTTCGATGGGGTGTCACAGCTTATTGTTTTTCACAAATATCCACAGGTATGGCCTCGTTAGCCATCTGTTTTCGAGCCTGCTCCATGAGCTTCTTGTAGTCGTCATCCGTCCACACCTTCTCCTCACGGCTAATACTCGTTGCCTCCCCCCGAGCCAGCATGGCTTCACGGCTACTGTTAGCCTTAGCGATGGAGATGTCCTTGATGTCCTTGAAGGTGGGCTTTAGTTCGCCACTATCCATCCCCTCACGCACACTCTCAATCATATCCTCCTCCAGGCTGGTGATGTTCAGGTAGGAATAGGAAGCTAGCTTGCCCCCGAGTTCACGCCATTTGCCCAGCTGGTCCGCATAGGTGGCGATGATGCGTATCACCGTGGAGCGGTCATAGCCATACTTCTTGCACAGGCAGGTTTGGGACTTCCCCTGGGCATGGAGGAAAAGAATGGTGGCAGCTTTCTGCGGATCGTACCGCTCCAAGAGCTTAACGTGTGGAGGAGCAGCAGCCTCAGCTCGACGAAGCTCTTCTTCAATGGATGCTAGTAGCTCGTGCTTTATTACTGCTTTATCGTCTTCCACGATGGGAGAGTACCAAAACGGAGCCTTGGAGTCAACAAATTTTCGAGGGGCAGTTTATGAGTAGTAGCCAACCGTGGCTTGCGGGTGTGACCCCCCCCTCCCTGTTTAGGTTTGGCTCGTGACTGTGCATGGTCGTGACGGGGTGCCTTAAAAGCGTTGGTTAGGGCGCCGCAGCGAGCGAAGCGTAGACTGCGGCGGCGAATTTTTGGGGGCTGGCTAGGTAGTTGCCAGCGGCGGCTAGGTAGTGTCGCGCGGGTGTGGTGCGGTTTTTCTCCGTATTTGAGGGATGGATTGTCCGGGGGTCTGTCGACGAAAAAGGCCGACCCGGTGAAGGGTCGACCCGTGGCTTGATTGTTTCCGGTCGTCAATATCCAAGCAGGAGGAGCAGGAGGAAAAGCAGCGGCGCGAGAAGTAGACACAGTCCGACGATTAGCGCCGCTTCGGTTTGCTCTTCGGGGTCTCTCATTGCAGGACCCCTTCAGCCTTGCGCCATTGGTTACCGTGGGCGGGGAAGCCGACAACAAATTTCCGATCGGATTTGGCGCAGATTCCACACGTTGCGCAAGTCACGTTCTCCTTGCGTGTCGCGGGACATGTCAAAACGGGCGTGCCGTCCTCGAGTCGTTGAAACGTGGGGGCGTCGTGCGGCAGTACGGTTACAAGCGGCAAGCCGTGTTTGCGTAGGCTTTGGGCGTGCCGCAGTCCGTTAGCGCTTAGGCTGATTGTGAATCCGTCCCGGTTCGCTTTCCTGACTGCTTTGAGGTTGTCGCGTGTGGGTGGCTTGTGCGTATACGTGAATCCGCGCTTCCCTCGGTTCGCCTTGGTGATTGCCTCAAGGGCGGCGGGGTCGATCGTTTCAAGGCGTCCTGGCAGATCTCCTGCTTGGTTCATCCTCCACAGCTGGCCTCGGGGCAGCGATCGAATCGCGGCAACGAAATCCTCAAGGCTTCCGCCTCGGCTTCCGTCGCTCACCTTGTCCCAATGTTTCCGCAGGTGGTAGCCTTCCGCGTAGCAACCTGATCGATAAAACGGGCAGGATGGCGGGCAAGTCTCCTCGCTCGTTGTCGAGACCGGGATTGGTCCGGTCTTGGCATTGGAGGAGGTCCGGGTGAGATGGTAGGTGTGGCTCATTGCGTGTCCTCCTTTCTACCTGGGTGAACGTAATCCGTCCAAGACCCGCCGTCGTATTGGGCATACTCATCCCCATTGTTATAGCCGAGAGCCTTTCTCGCCGCTAGGATTAGTGCCTCTGAGCGATGCGCTCGGGCTTGCCAGTAATCGGCTGGCAGGCTCTCGCTCCACGCGTTGCGGCTCTTGTCATAAGCGGCAAACCTGTAGTTTTCTCCGAATCGGTAGATTTCTGAGACGTTGTCTCGCGCCGTTTGGATTGCCTGTCTTTTGGTCATGCTTCCGCCTCCTTTCCTTCTAGCGGCAACTCGTCGACGGGTCCGCAGGTTTTGACGGCGTCGCGGATACGTTTCAAAGCTTCCTCGAGGGTTTGGCGTCGGGTCATCTGTTCGAATCGCTCCTGGAGCAATTCGATTGCCTGCTTACGGGTTTTACCGTCTCCGGCTCCTACGGTTCGTCCGCTTTCAAGCTCGGTGCATATCCAATAAGCGGGTCTGCAGGCGGGTGTCCGCCGATCGACTCCAAATAGGATCCCGTGCATGTCGAACGTGTATCCTTCAACTTCGCGGCGGTTACCTTCGTGGGTGGCGATGCTGTAACGTTGTTTAGTCATCTTCACTGTCTGTTCTCCTTTGGTTGTGGTTTAATAGTCGTACGGGTCGCCGATGTCGTCCGGCCAAGCTCCGCCTGGGAATTGGTCGTCCAGTCCGGGCAAGTGGGCGACCGTGTTATTCGGGTTGCAGTAACCGGGTTCTGCTTCCGGGTATGCCTCGGCGGCGTCGTCGTAGCTCTTGAACGAGTCGAGAAACTGTTTACGAGTTTGCCCGGCAAGGACGGACGATCGTTCATACGTCGAGATCTCGTAGACGTTATACTCCTCCGGGCCGTATTCGGATATTATTTGGTAAGGGGTCATTATGCTTCGCCTCCTTCAAGCCTTTTCAGGAGATTCTCCAGATCTTTTCGAATGTCTCTGTCGCCGGGGCGGTCATTGGCCAAACGTTTTCTTAGCCAAGACGCTAACGAGCGGTCACGATGGGAGGCGGTAACCTCCTCCCGCATCCGGTCGGCAGTCTGGACGGCGTCGTCTCGGTCGCTGGCGAAATAGTCGGCGCCTATTTGGCGCTCGCCGTCTAAATATAG